GATTGGTTTCTTGTAGGCACTTGCTTCAATAATCTTCAGCTCAGATTTGCAGTTGTTGAACTTGGTATCTTGCAATGGTGCAAGGACAATGTCAAAATGCTTGTACACTTCACCATATTCAAACACACTTGTGCCTTCAACAATCTTTGCATTGGGCATTGACTTGGCAATACGATTCCAAATATCACCGGGTGTGTAACCGCAGATGTAGAACTCAATGTCAAGTCCTTTGATGTCATCCACGATAAGCTTCAAATCCTCCTCGTGTGTAACTCCACCAACCCATCCAACCTTCACTTTGTCGTTTCGTTCCGATGGTACGGCTTCCCATTGCTTGTGTGTATAGTCCAAGCAGTTGGATGCGATGATGACATTTTCGTTTATTTGACGAATCTCTTTGGCAAGTGCTGGAGTTGTAGTGATCACCGCATCAGCGTAATTGATGGAATCTTTGACCGCTTGTTTTATTCCTTTGCGATAAGCCCAATATGCTGGGTTGTATTTCGGTATCACCCAATAGTCATCAATGTCCACAACATAGGGAGTGCCTGAATCAGCAATCTTCTTCAAGACATCATAATGCCTAGCACCAAGCCATCGTGAGAAGATGATCACATCAAATTGTGAATAGTCAAGTGTCAGCCATTCTTCAGCTGATTGGCAAACGCTGACATCTGCGTGTCCGTCAATCTGCATCCGAAGGTGTGGTGTGAATAGTCGGTGGTAAACTACACCATTGATTCCGTCAGTTAATATCAATAATTTCATTTAGTATCTTTACAAAGGTGTATGTCTTGTTGTAATCGTAAGCGACTCCTCCCATAGGAATCACATTCGGGCAATGATGATAGGACTCAAGCATTCGTTTAACTTTCATTTGCTCTGCAAGTGCAAAGGTAGATGACTGATTCCCAATCACCAACTTCACGGAGTTAATGACCTGTGCCAATTCCAAAGCATCTGTCACCTTCAGGTGTTCACAATCTAACTGGTGGCGTGAGCAGAATGCGTGATACTCCTCTTCGTACCCAAAGAAGATGCACTTGTGATCCTTCAAACATTTGTAGTTGATGTCATTGTTCCGATAGCGTGTGCTGAAGTTCAAAAGGATTGTGTCCTTCAGCTCTTCAATCGGTTCAGGTGCAAACACACAAGGTTGAGTCAAGTCACAAGTCAATTCGGGATAGACAAAGAAATGGGTTCTTCTCAAGTCACCAGCAGCCAAGTTTAAATCGTGCCTTCGGAATTTATCAAAGTCATACACGATGTCGGGGTGGGCGTTCATCTGCACACTTTGGATATATGGTTGGAACTCAAGCAATGGTTTTATATACTCGTATGAATTTAGATTCATACAGTACCCACCACTAGGATGACTAGGAACACCATTATGCTCACGGAATCCGATGTGAAAGTCAATCTTCTCTCCGTGCAACTCCGATGCCTTCTTTGTTGCGGAAAGAGAATAGATTAAATCACCGATATGTCCTGATTGAATGACTCTCATTCATTTGGTAAAATTGGGATAGGCATCCAGTACATCACATTAATCCAAGCCATTGTGTTTTCATCAATCCACATATCTCCATTATACCGAGCAAGTTTGATTTCGCCATCAAAGGTTGCAACGAGTTTAAGTTCTCCGTCATACGGTGGGAATGTGTCCTCACCTCTCCAAGTTTTTTTCATCAAGGTTCAAAGTTATTGTAAAGTTTTTTGATTGTATTGTTTGATCAATGGTTTCTTTCGGTTTGCCTTGTGAACGAGTCAGCAACATCTCCAAGTTGAATAGAGAGTTTTTGTCGTGTGATTTCAGCAACGCACCAGCAATGATTCTCTCAAGGATTGTGAACTCATCACCTTTGTCAATCTTCTCAAGGTCTTTGCGTGACATCGTGAGCATCGTGTTGACTGTGTCTTCCACTTGGCTTTTTTGATATCCAATCTCCTTGAGTTGTGTGATCAACTTCTTTGGTCTGCCGTGCGGATTTAGGACTTCGCCTTTCTCCGGTCTTGTCAAACTTCCTCCGTGTGGTTGTGGTTCTTGTGTTGCCATATCTCCGAATTTACACCGAATTTTTTCCCGAACTTATTCGTTCAGCGTGTTTGCATTTTAGAAAGTCCTTGTATTGTTTCTTGTCCCCGTATTTGATGTGGCACTCTCTACACAAACACATCAAGTTTTCAATGACATCTGCGTGTTTTGATCCGCCCATACCCCTTGCTTCAATGTGGTGCAAATCGTTGCCAACTTTTCCACACACTTCACAATCTATAAATGAGCTGATGTCATAGCCAAAGTGATTGAAGTATGTCATTGTGTGTTTCTTCATAACAACAACCCTTCTTCTCTTAGTTGGTCGTGTAGAAATTCTCTAAATTTCGCCAATGCTTCAAGGACTTCATCGTTTGCATCATCGCTTGGATATTTTACTTTTGATCTCAATTCATTGTCAAGTTCAGATACTATGAACTTCCACTTCCATCCGTTTGTGGCATCTTCAAACTGATGGCGTTCTTCGTCAAGGTCAAATTCAATTATTGCTTTCATTTGTTACCTCCTTGTATTGGAACTTCTAAAACTTGCACCCCGCAATGGTCTGCGTTATCCCACAATGTTGAGTCATCACAATTGAGAATCTCTAACAAGTGCCTTGCTTCGTCCTCTGTTGTTTCTTTGGTGTTGTATATGATGAGAGTTCTTTTTGTTGCAAGTGGTTCCAAATTCTTAAGATGTTTTTCAATCATTGATTCGTAAAATTTTTCGGGGTAATTTTTAAGGTAATCCCTAATTGCCTCAACAGTGTTTATCAATTGTTCTTCTGTGTATAGTTTCATACTTTGTTTATTGTTGCTCATTGTTTTCAATTTCTTGTTTTACTTCTTTCCAATAATCGGATAACTCTACATCTTTATCCACGCAGTTAATATTTAGAATCTCATTAACGGCAATTATTGCACATTGCTTGGCAATTATTGAATCATTTGTTAAGTACCAATATCCAACATATAATTCTTCTGCTTTTTCTTGTGGTGTTTGTTTATTGTTGCTCATTGTTACCTCCAAATGTTTTATTATAATGTTCCTTAACACTTGTTGATACTAAAACTCCACCTCCCAATAAAGAACCATTATGATACCAATCCGTAGTAAAGTTTATCATTTCTTTCTTATGCTTTTCTTTGGCTTGTTCTAATAGTTCATAGAATACTCCTTGTACACCTATTGTAGATTCAAGTTTTAAAAACTCTTGTTCTAACCAGTCTACTACTCCTAGCATTTTGTTAGTGTCACCAATATGGTCTTGTTTATTGCTCATTGTTACCTCCAAATGTTTCGTTATAGTATTGTTCACCACTAACACATTTATGATTGTTTACTCCTTTCATTTTTATTCCGTGAGCCCATATAATCTCACTCTTATGCATTGCTTTGGCTTGTTGTTCTGCTTTTGCCAGTTCTTCTGCATATTCATTTGCAGAAAGTTTGCCTAACCTTACTTCGATTTCCAAAACATCTCTTTTAACCGAATACCACTCCACACTACTTTGTTTATTGTTGCTCATTTTTACCTCCAAATGTTTCGTTGTAGTAGTGTGGTATTCTGTATTCAACAAGTGTTGAGTTCATAGACCCATCAATTTGGGCATCTTTTATCTCCTCCTTGTGCATTGCTTTGGCTTTTTCAAAATATTCAACAAAATGAACTCTGCATGATTTATGAATAAAACTTTCCATTTCAAAATACAACCACTCCACGCTACTTTGTTTATTGTTGCTCATTGTTACCTCCTTGTATTTCATTATCAATTTTCCATTTTACTAATTCCAATGCTCGAAGATACCCTTCTTCATATCCATCGGCATATAATTTACCTTGACTTTTCATTTTTTTATAGAAGTCCATTTCGCCTTGCTCGTAGCCGTTACCATATGCGACATTTAATTTTTCTTCTATATCCTCATCACTTGGTAGTTCAATGGGGATTAGTGAATCTATAAATTGTGAATCAGTCATTTTGTTATGTCCTCTTGCGAAGTACATTGCTAACCTTACTTGTTCTTCTGTGTATAGTTTCATTTGCGTTTGCGTTTTGGTTTCTGCTCATCATCGGCAAGTTGTGCCAACTCAATTTGTTTTTGATCTGCCCACACCAATAGTGAGAACACCGATTCAATTACACAAGTTGAGCAGTTGGGCAAACTACGACCAAAGATTGTGCGATGCACCATTTGAAGTTCGTTGCCTTGTTCAGGTGTTATTTGAAACACTTGTGTCTTTTTGTACTGCTCGTATGCCGGGCGAAGTGACTGGATGAATTCTATCATATTTTTGTTTCAAGGAGTGCGACAATGACGGTTGCGATGGATGCGTAAAAGATACCCACAAACCCGTAAGTGTATATAAAAAATGACAACCCCAACCACCACGACAAACAAAACGCACAGTCAAGTGGTTTCATTCGTTTCCATTTAGAGAAGTCGCTTCCGTAGAGATAGCGTTTGAGCAAGTCGGCTGGTTTGCCGAAGTTGACAATAATGATGCTTAGACAAGCAATTCCAATTATTTCGTTGTACATCTTTCTTTCATTAATTTTACTACACGAAGAATCTCTCTGACTGATATATCCGTTTGGCGATGGATTGCCCTTGCTGACATTCCCGAACACCACAACTTGAATAACTCCCTTTCATAGAAATACGCTTCTTCGGTTACCTGGTTTATTTTATTGATTCGTTTTTGTTCGATTAGTTCTTCTTCTTCTCTTTCAAAAAGAAGGTCGGGTTCTTGGGATAGATTAAGGTCGTAGACATCCAGCGAATCATATATGCGAGATTCACCAAAGGGATGCCGGTTGCCGTTGATACAAAGGTACAAAAGACGGATTGTCCAAAACTGGATGTATCCGTCGTTGTATATTTTCTCAATTTGTTCATCAGGTTTTTGCAATATAGTCAGAAAGTAGAATTGATAGAGTTCCCGTGCCAACTCATTGTTCTTGGCGATGTTCTTGGTGGCTTTGGTTAGCCATTCAGCTTTTGAGAGTTCCTCTATGATTTCCGCTTTGTTCACATTTTCTTTTCAATACTACAAATATAACCATTCTTTTCATATTTTTTCTTTACACGCAACATCTCATCCTCAGACCGTAGAATATGTATTGACGAGCTTAGACCTCTCGTGCAAATGCACACCCAGTAAGGATAAAGATTCGACATATAATTTGTTGGTTGTTCGGTCATATTCTACAAGAGATTCGTACACTTGCACGGAGTTGATGATGGTTGAGTGATCACGGTGAAGAATCTTGCCGATGGAAAGATAGGTCATCTTCAAATGCTTCCTACATAAATAGCAAAACAAGTGCCGGGCATCCATAATGTTTTGAGTGCGAACCTTGTCAATGATAGCATCAGGTGTGACATCATAGACGATTGCAACCACTCGCATTGCTTCAGTCCATTCAGCATCAATCTCGTTTATCTTGCATCTTGGTTTGACAATCTCTTCTTTGAGTTTCTTGACCTCGTCAATTCGTTTCTGATTGAGTTCTGCAACAACACCCTTCAGGCGTTTGACTTCTTGTTTTAGTAAGTGGATTTCCTGATAGTAGTTTGTCATAACTCGTTTATAATTTGAAATAACTGATAGGCAATTTGTGGAACTATGGCGTTCCCATATCCTTTGATTGATTCTGCTCTCCATTTTGAAAAGGTAATTCCGTCCAGTTTGTTGGGAAGCCCATCATCTCCGCTACAAATCGGGGATTGAGTTGGGAAGATACTCCAAGTGTTTCCGTCAATTGGCTGTTTGATTTTCTTTTTATTTTTGACCCTCGCCAATCTGAAACCATCGGAGTTGGTAGCATTGCTCTTATTTGGGGATTTCCCAAACTGAAATTCACCCCTCCTTTTGATTCCCAACTCTTGCTTGTACTTTTGTCTCGGTAGTCCGTAGCTTGGGGTGTTGGTATAAATTCCGATGAACCAACATCTATCCCTACGGTGCGGTGCGTTTTTGGCTGCAGCTGGAATAATAAACGGCTGAACTTCGTACCCTTCAGCTTCCAAGTCAAGGCACACCGACTCGAATACCAATCCGCCATCAATGTTGACGATACCAAAGACATTTTCAGCGATGACAAATGTGGGTTTAATTTCTTGAATTGCTCGTAGCATTTCTCCCCACAGGTAGCGTTCATCCTCCGTCCCTTTTTTTTGTCCTGAAGATGAGAACGGCTGACAAGGGAAGCCACCGGAAATAATGTCAATTTGGTTTGCATATTTTGTGAAATCAGTTTTACATATATCAATGTGACTATCCGCATTTGGAAAGTGATAGTCCAATACTTTTCGTGGGAATTCCATCCATTCGCAATGAAACACATTCTCCCATCCCATCCACTCGGCTGCTAAATCAAACCCACCTATTCCGCTAAACAATGAACCGTGCCTCATAGTCGTTCTTCATACATTGTGCGTTCACCGATGAATGTCGTTTTTATTGTGTAGCATTCACCGTGACGATTCTTTGCAATAATCAATTCGGCTTCTTCTTGTTGGAGCTTCTCACCTGAATAGTATGCCGGGCGAAATGGGAACATCACAACATCGGCATCTTGCTCAATACTTCCACTCTCACGGATATCACTCAGCATAGGTCTTTTGTCTGCTCTCTCCTCACATTTGCGTGATAACTGTGCCAACACTATGACTGTGATATTTAGTTCTTTAGAAAGCAATTTAAGGTTTCTTGATATTTCTGCAATCTCTTGTTCTCGGTTTGTCTTTGTTCCTTTGATTAACTGGATGTAATCAATCACCAACAATTCCAATCCGTGTTTCGCTTTGTGAATCTTTGCCTTTGATTTGATTTGTTGAATTGAGCAATTCGGGTCATCGTCAATGTAAAATTGCACTGTCTGATTGTTGGCAGAATTGATAAGTTGTTGCACCTCAAATTCACGAAGGTTTGCATTGCGAATCTTCCAATTGGCAAGGTCGGTGATCAACGATAAATATCTTTTGACAAGTTGCTCGTTGCTCATCTCCAGCGACAAGAACAATCCCTTTCCACCAATCTTGGCGAAGTCATACATCAGCGACAAAGCAAGTGCCGTTTTACCTTGACCAGGTCTTGCAGCCATCACAATTAAATCACCATTGTTCCATCCTCCCAATACTCGGTCAAGTCCAGCCCATCCCGTTTGTCTTCCCGTGAGCTTATCACCTCTTTGCACCGCCTGAATAATTGCATCAACGGTCTTGTTGGTAACTGCTGAAATCTGAACGGGATCATTGATGGTTGTGAACTTAGTGTTGTCAACCATCGTTTGAACATTGGCGAGTAGTTCTTTTAAGTCCGTTGCCAAATCCAACCCAGCAAGATTCTCAATGAATTGTTTTTTAAGATACTTGTGTTCAAGTGCCGGAAGGTGACTACTAATGTTTGGCATCCCATAAACATTCTGCGTGAGCTGAACGATGGTGACCATCTCTTTCCGGTTAAACTTTTTGCCTAAGGTCAGCACATCAATCTCATCGTTGTTGATGTACATCTCCAACATCACTTCGATGATCCGTTTGTTGAGTGGTGTTTCAAACCATTGCGATTTGATTCTCGGCAACATTGCACGAGTTTGATCGTAGAATAAAAGTTGACCGATTATGTAGTCCTCAAGTTCGTTCATCATATTCTTTCAAAGAAAACACTTTTCGGTTGATAATTTGTGGACTATTTGCATTATTTGTAGAATTTTTTTTCCAAGTCATAACACACGACTTCCAGTCCTTGATTTTGTTCTTTCCAATCACCCAACCTTTAGCTTCATAGAAATAGTAGAAACGCTCTGCAAGATTCTCCATTCCTTTTTCTGCCATATAGATTTCGATTTCTTGAATAGTGGGTTTGATAAAACCCTTATTTACTTTTATATCATTTACAGTAGCAGTATCAGTAGCATTTACATTATCAGCTTTTTTGGGTTCTTGAAAAAAGGGTTGGGTTATTTGGGTTGTTTCATCCTTCTTTGGTCTTCCACCTTTCGCACCATTGAACTTTTGCTTGTCAATGTAATCGTCATATTTACGCAAATCCCTCTTCAGTTGCGTTTTAATGGGTTCAAATGCGATGGTCAATAGTAAGTCATCACACGGTGGATTTTCATCGTTTACATAAGCAAAGATGTGTTTGATTAATTTACCCGCAATTTCATCAGGTAGTTTGTTGAATACTCCTTGCTGATCGCAGTAGAGTAGAAATGATTTTTTGTCTTTAGCCATAAAAAAAGCCCCATCAAATTAGTGCAGTAAGAGTGCGACTAATTCAACAGGGCAATAGGGGTTTAACTTTCGGAATCTCTTACATTCCAGTTAACGGTTCAAATATAATACATCACACGGAATATCCCAATTCTTTTTTCACTCGGATTTGAGATTTGTGACGATCAGCGTAATATACTCCACGCAATTCCTCGTGTTCTTCCTGGTGCTTTGCTCTCCATCTGCGGATGGTTTCCGGTGATGGCAATCGTTTAGCTTCAAATTCCGTGAAGAAATCCTTTCCATCACACAACCTTCGGTAAATCACCGACATCAGTTTGATATCACAATCCCTCGTTTCGGGTTTGTGTTGCAATAAGTATGCAACCATATCTTTCGTGTTCATCATCTATCAATAAATTCTGCGTAATCTCTTGCATCCCCTTCGTTCTCAAATGTTGCGAGAAGTTCTCCAGCAAAGTACACACGCCATTTAACGATGTTGTTAATTGTTGCCCTAACCACCAATGCTTTTATCATTGTATTTCTCTTTTAGAAATGTGGCTTGAAGTTCCCAAGTTTTTGCACGGTCATTGGCTTCCGCAATCTTTGACCTAATTTCAAGAAGTTCCGTTTCGTAATCCCAAATAAGGCGATTCTTGTTTGAGAGTTTTTCAAGTAGTTCATCTTCTCGTTGAGTTGTTTTGTGCAACTGGAGAAGGGTGATGACAAACAAAATTGCCATCCCGATGATTAAGTAGTTTTGTATCATTTAGTTTTTCCTTTGTAAAATTTATGCTTAAAGATTGCCTTCGTGTAGGTATCAAATTCGGGGATGTAGTTGTCCCGTTCAAATTCATACGGTGATGCTTCAGGCAAGTTGTCAAAGTCACGGAAGTATTGTTTCAACTTCCAGTACACGAAGCTCACCGCAATGGTGAGTGGTGTGATTACGAGTAAGAATATCAAGTCCATAGTTTAGTGTTAATATAGCAATTCAATTAATGCTTCATTGGTTATTGGATGTAAATAAATTGGGACATTATTTCCGGTTGATGAGTTCCAAGTATTGTGTTCAAGGTATTCAATAGATTCATCAATTGACAGACCAGCCAAAACCAGTATATCTATCATTTGCTGTTTGCTGTAAATAATTCGTTCTTGATTTGTATCAATCCCAATGATTGCGGAATCAAATCCTTCGGCTTTTATGTAGTTTGTCATATCTTGAAATTTAAGGGGGTTTTTACACCCCCAGTTTTTTTACTTTTCAAAAACCCACTCTGAATGAGTAATGAATGGCATCCTATCCGTTGCAGATTTGCAAACTTTCAAATTGTAAACTTCTTCTGTACAATAGTTAGGGTTTTCAATATCCCATGCTTTTATGCCCAAAACTTTAATTCCTTTTAACACTGATTTCTTTTTGGTGTGTGTCATGTCACCTTGAATATAATTAACTACAACTTCAAAGTGGTTTTTCAATTCTTTAGCGGGGTAAAATGTCTCGTTTTTCATATTTGTTTGTATCATGAATCAAACTAACAACCTTTTTTTCACAAATGCAAATTTATTTTATTATGTTCTTTGTGAATGAACGATTTATTTAGTAATTGACAAAAATAGTTCACCAGCCGATGCCAACTTCTCATCAATGATTTCCTTGATGTCCTCCTCCAAAGTGATAAGGGTTTGCGTGAGCTTCTTGCCAATGGGCATTCGTGGATCATACGACAAGAACAACGCTTCTTCCATTTCCGTTGCAATCATCCCCATTTGAACTTGCCAATAGTATTCCGGGCGTTTGGATTTGAACTGCTCGTTGTTGGTGATGAATGAGTTCTGAAGGTGGTTGCCTGAGTTAAAAGGACATTTGATTTCAACCAGGTGTGTACCAAGTGCATCAGGTGAATACCCACCCCATTCGCCATAAGTGATGAAGGTGTATGTTTCCGCACCGTAGTATGTGTAGAAATCTTCGGATTGATTGGCGAAGTATTCAAACGCTTCTTTCTCGTGTTCCTTTCCCCAATCCAATGCACGACCATACATCTCCGCTTTTTGTCCGGTTAGGTATTCCGCTGCCTTCTCAAAGATGAATGTCTTTGCAGTTTCTGAAAGATACTCCGATTTGTTTTTCGGAGTACCCATCAGTTTGTGAATTTCAGATGCCGTGAATCGTGAGCTTCTCAATTGATGCCAATCGTCTTCGGTCAAATTAGTGTGAATTGTTGGAAGTTCAAGTTTCATTTCTCGCCAATTAAAAGTTTCTGATTTGCTTCGCTCACTTCAAACTTCGTGGTGATGTCCGTCATCAATCCACCCGTCTTCAAATGCTCAACGGCTTTTGCCCAACTGGAGTGCTTTGGTGTAAGTTCATCACGCTTGGGTGCTGACTGCCTTCCCATTGCTTTCTCTCCGTCATCGTCATCATCAATGTTCAAGTTTAGGATTGAACCGAGTGCATATCTCCGAGCATAGGTGATTGCACTTCCCATTGCTTGTGGATCGTTTTGCTTTGCAACCGGCATCACATAGGATGATTCCATCCACTCGCCTGATTCAGCGTGAACAATGATTGTCGTGAGTGCGTTCTCATCGGGGAATTGACTGATTGCCAATCCGCATTCGCTTAATGGCTTTTGAATGGTGTCCAGTATGTTCGCTAAACTTGCATACTTGGATTTGAAGAAAGGATTGCTTGATTCCTTTGCGACTTTGCTTACCGATGCTTGGAATGTTACCAATGCACCAGCAATGTTCTTGATTGATTCTGATTTATTCATAGGAGTTTTTGTTTTATAGAAAGTTAGTTTGTTGTCCGAGCATAAATAATACCGTGAACTTGTCCGGTTCATTATTGAAGAATGCCTCTGAGTTGATGCCGTCAAATTCCGTAGTCACACAATCACCGAATCCCACTTGTCTTGAGTTGACATAGTTTCTTAATTCGTCAAAGTGATTGTTGATTAAATAATTGTCAACAGCTTCAATGGTGTAAATGTATTTTTCAATGGTGTAACTTCCCATCACGGAAAGTATCCATCCATTAATTGCCAACTCAATCATCACTCACCTCCCTCAATGCAATCTCAATGACTGCTTTTGCTTTTGGAGAAACGATGTTTCCATCGACTAAATACTTGCGAACGGTTGGAAGTGATACTCCGGTCTTCCGTGCGACAATCTGAAAAAGACCTTGTCTTCGTTTCAGTTTGATTGTTTCAATTGCTTTTGCGTAATCCATAACGACACAAAAGTAAAATAAACAAATCAATAATGCAAATAAACTTTTCTTTTTGTTAGATTTTTATATCTTCGGAAAATATCAAATCCCCGAATCGTGCGTTCAACTCGTTGACCAATTCCATCTGAATGGATTCCGTAAACGCCTTCTCAAGGAATGGTTGTGCCTTTGTTCCACTTCGGTGAATCTTCTTGGCAATGGCTTTGGCAAGTGAATCGTATGTTTGACCTTCAGCCGGTTTGATACCCTTTTGACTGATCCAAGTTTTTAACGACTGCCAAAGGTATGGAGTGCCTTCAATATGTCCTCCCCGTGTTGGCTTCCTTCCGTATTCCACAAATTCCCAATAGTCTTCAGCCAAAAGAATCGTGTTGATGGATGTCGGTGACTTGGTGATTGTACCTGGTGCAAACGATTGACGAAGTTTGGATGATGCGTTTGTACCGTTGGCATCCAAGTTTGCCCAAATCGGTGGGATGACTTTCTTGTTCCACCATTCAACGATGATTTGTTGCAAGAGTGAACCTTGAGATGCGTCACCCAAATAAGTATCAAGTGCATCGGGCAATTTGGATAAATCTATTTCAGCCACATTGCAACGCTTAAAATGGTTAGGACAACACTCAACATCTTGTAACTGATTAAAGTGCGTGAGATGGCTTTATTTCGCTTCACAAGGACATTGTTGTGTTCCTTCAGGTATCCGATGTTTGTCTTTTGCTTGGTGATGATAGAATCTTGCTCCGAAATAATGATGGAATCCGATGTCACAATTTTGCGAAGAACGGTGACTTGCCTTCTTGCGATTGCACCTTTGACCAAATAGTGATTCGCTTCTTGAATTACACAAGTATCAATCAATACTTGTCCATTGCTGGTCAACGGAATCAGAAACAACAAGAACCACATTCTACAAAGTAGCATTTTTTGGGGATTGTTTTTCTTTGGTTTCAATCAGCTTGTCAAGATACCACTTCGCTTTGTACAAATCTTCAAGTCCATTCTTGTCCTCACAACGCCAAATGTATTTGATTATGTTCCCGGTGCAAACTGCGATGATTCCTTTTTTATTTGTGGTGGCAGAATCAATCGCATCAATGCACTCAATTTTTGAACTTGTATAATAAGTTGGTGTTATTTTATTTGTATCTCCAGCCATATCCGTATGCTTGTTTGAATTTACCTTTGCAAACTGAACTAATATTTGCCTCATATGTTGAATTACCCAACTCAATAGCACCGTTTCTAATAGAATCAAATTG